ATCTTGATAGATGGTATGGTATTGCTACTCAAACAAGTAAATTAAAAATTGGGCAAAACGCTGGATCAGTTACTCCACCAGCAGGTTTCAACAACTACCAAGGGCTTACATCTCTATCTGCCTATTCATTACTGACAGGGGATGCCTTTGGAATACGTCAAGTTATTGAGGGATTTAACGTCGGCGATCTTGGGTGGGGGACTGCCAACGCACAATCAGTAACGGTTTCTTTTTGGGTTCGCAGTTCGTTGACCGGAAGTTTTGGCGGCGACATTGCAAACAATGCGTTCAATCGCTCCTACCCGTTCGGCTACACCATCAATACCGCGAACACTTGGGAGTATAAAACAGTCACCATTCCGGGTGATACAACAGGCACTTGGCTGACAACCACCAGCGGTGGAATCTCACTGACTTTCGGTTTGGGTTATGGCGCAAGTTTATCTGGAACAGCAAATGCTTGGAACGCAGGTACAGCGTATATGCCAACAGGGGCGGTCAGCGTAGTTGGCACATCTGGCGCAACTTGGTATGTAACAGGCGTACAGCTAGAAGCAGGTACAACAGCATCCCCATTTGAGTACCGGCCTTTTACAACTGAAGTTCAGCTATGCCAGCGGTATTTTTGTAAGAGCAGCAGTCTTAATGTAGTTGCTACGAACGGCGCTGTTTACAATACAGCGGGTATGTTTTCCACTGGGGCAGTTTCAGCATATTCTGCAAATGCTGGTTACGTTCAATGGATTGCATTCCCAGTTACCATGAGAACTGAACCCGCAACATTTACAATTATAAATACGAATCTTCCAGCTTCACCTACAGCAGGTTATTGGTCAATATATAACCCCGGCATCGGGTGGGCAAATGGGTCAATTGCCACTCAATCATATACTGCAAATGGGGTAGGTTTTTATACAAATGGAACTTTTGCTGCTGGCCCAACTATGTTTTACGGCGCTTGGACAGCATCTGCGGAGTTATAAAAATGGAAAACTACCAACTTATTAAAGACCCGATGTTTCAAACAATTAGTATGTATGCTCGTCGCTTATCAGACAACGCCTTAGTACACCGAGAGCTTAACCAAGAGTACGTAGCTTGGAATGAGGCTGGTAACACCCCATTGCCAGCAGAGGAGAACCAATAATGGCTTAACGCAAGTTGACCAAGGCTTGCTGGGTACAAATGCCCAGTACACAGGCTTCAAGAACAGAATTATCAATGGAGCGATGGTTGTAAATCAACGTGGGTACACAACAGCATCGCCATTAAACGTGGGTGCTGGACTCTTTACTTACATAACAGACAGGTTTTCTGCGTATGTAAGCCAAACATCAAAAATGACTTTTGGACAATCCACAGTTGCCCCATCTGGGTTTATTAACAGCTTAAATGCAACAACAACCACCGCCTATTCAGTTGCAGCAGGTGAGTTATTCATGCTTACTCAGCCAATAGAAGGATTAAACGTAGCTGATTTAGCTTGGGGAACAGCATCAGCGGCTACAGTTACTTTGTCTTTTAGGGTTTACTCAAGCCTTACAGGTACGTTTGGTGGTGCTATTTTGAACGGTGCATACAATCGTTCTTACCCATTTACTTACTCGGTTCCTACAGCAAACACTTGGACAACAATTTCTGTAACCGTTCCCGGTGATACAAGTGGCACTTGGTTAACTACCAACGGTATTGGGATGAATGTGTCGTTTGGATTGGGCATGGGTACTACCTATAGTGGCACAGCCGGAGCATGGGCTGGAACTCAATACTGGTCAGCTACAGGCGCAGTCTCAGTAGTCGGAACATCCGGAGCCACCTTCTACATAACCGGAGTGCAACTTGAAAAAGGCAGCACAGCCACATCGTTTGACTATCGGCCTTATGGGACGGAGTTGATGTTGTGTCAGCGGTATTTTGAGATAAATTCAACAGTAAATTATCATGCCGCTCTTTATGGTAGTGGAGTTTATCTTGGTCAAGTTGAATTTAAAACTACAATGAGAGTTGCACCAACAGTAACATTATTTATTGGAGGAGGTGCATTTACTATGGGTTTGGCTGACCAATTACATTTTTATTTTACAGGTACTGGGTCAACATATATTTCAACTTGGAACGCAAATGCGGAGTTATAAAATATGTATAAATTACATAAAGATATTATTACAGGGCAAACTACTAGTATTATCCGTCTATCCGATAACGCATTCATCCCCTTTGACCCCGCCAACACAGACTACGCCGAGTACCTACGCTGGCTTGCACTTGGCAACACCCCATTGCCAGCAGAGGAGAACCAATAATGGCTTTAACGCAAGTTGACCAAGGCTTGCTGGGTACAAATGCCCAGTACACAGGCTTCAAGAACAGAATTATCAATGGAGCAATGGTGATTGACCAGAGAAATGCTGGGGCTAGTATTACTCCTACAAGCGGTCAGTATTCTGTAGATAGGTGGAATTTTTATTTAACTCAAGCATCAAAATTTACTGCTCAACAATCATCTACTGCCGCAATAGGATTTGTTAATAGTTTGAAAGTTACATCATCTTCCGCATACTCTGTTGTTGCAAGTGATTACTTTTTTCTTGACCAATCCATAGAAGGCTACAACGTATCTGATTTGGGATGGGGTACTGCTAATGCTAAAACTGTTACTTTATCTTTTTGGGTTCAATCTAGTTTAACTGGGACTTTTGGTGGCTGTGTAGGAACTTATAATGCGGGTCGTTCTTACCCGTTTACTTACACCATTTCTGCCGCAAATACTTGGGAACAAAAATCAGTAACGATTGCAGGTGATACATCGGGAACTTGGCCTACAACTAATGCTGGTTCTATAGCCTTGTATTTTGGATTGGGTGCTGGTTCTACTTATAGCGGAACTGCTGGTTCTTGGTCAGGCGGCAATTATTATTCAGCCACAGGCGCAGTTTCAGTAGTAGGCACAAGCGGAGCAACCTTCTACATCACAGGCGTACAGCTTGAAAAAGGCAGCACAGCCACATCGTTTGACTATCGGCCTTTTGGGACGGAGTTGATGCTGTGTCAGCGGTATTATCAAAAGTCATTTAACCAGAGTGTATCTTCAGGAACAGCTGCGTATCTAGGCGGGCTGCACACTGTTTCTTGGGGGGATGGTAACGCTGCTGGGTTTGTTTGGCAAGTATCAATGAGAGCTGACCCGACAGTAACTTTATATCCTACTGCATCTACTTTATCTGGGTATGTGAACTCAGGCGGAACTGATAGGGTTGCAAGTGCAACATACCCTAGTGAACGAGGTGTTAGCTTTATTGCGGTGACATCTGGATCGGCAAATAACTTTACTCGTTTTCAATACACTGCTAGTGCGGAGCTATAATGTATAAACTTCTTAAAGACCCTTACAGTGGCAACATTTGTGGTGTTATCAGAGTCAATGATTTTGCTTCCATCCCCTTCGACCCCAACAACACAGACTACCAAGCCTACCTAGCTTGGCTTGCTGAAGGCAACACCCCGCTCCCTGCGGACGAATGATTGCATTACGCCCTGAAAACCAATAAAATCCTGCCAACATAAGGAAGTCCTATGACTACTGCAGCAACATCCCTTTTGGGCCTAGCCCTCCCCGTAACGGGCGAACTGTCCGGTACATGGGGCGATACCGTCAATACTTCACTTACAGCGCTGCTAGACACCGCGATAGCTGGTACGACCACACTTAGCTCTGACGCAGATGTAACCCTGACAACTACAACCCTAGCAGCCAACCAAGCGCGGCAGTCAATCATTCTGTGGACTGCAGGCGGCACGGCAACTCGGACAATCACAGCCCCGGCGCAGTCTAAAAACTACATCGTAATTAACAAGACCTCCAGCACACAGAGTATCAAGATCGTAGGCGTAGGCCCTACCACTGGCGTAACGATCGTTGCGGGAACCGCAGCCCTTGTAGCTTGGAACGGCCTTGACTTTGTAACCGTTTCGGTCATATCTACAGCCGGTATTGTTCAGGTAGCCAATGGCGGTACTGGGGTATCAACCTCCACCGGGTCTGGGTCTGTGGTGCTTAACACCAACCCGACAATTACAAACTACACAGAATCTGTAGTCGCCGTAGGTACTGTCGGGGCTTCAAGCACCTTGGTATTAACCAGTGGTACGGTGCAAACAGCAACCCTAACAGCCTCAACCCCCTGCACATTCACAATGCCGACCGCAACGGCTGGTAAGAGCTTTATCCTGCAGATAACCCAAGCGGCTACAGGCATGACTACTGCTACCTTTACAGGGGTGAAGTGGCCTTCAGGAACAGCACCGGTCATTACAGCAACTGCATCAGCGGTAGACATTCTTACTTTTGTTGCCATCGGTTCTACTTGGTATGGTAACTACGCTCAGGCGTTTGCATAATGTTTGCAGCAACTAATGCTTTTCTTACTGGGGCAATGCCCGTATTTAGGTTCAACCTCACCACGGGGTCAAACTTAAACCTACGGACGCAGGCATTAGCAGCAGGGTGGAATGGTGTTTTTCCAGTAGTTGCAACAATTCCAGTAAGTAACACAATCAGTGGTACTGGGTCTAGCACTGCATTAACCATCAACGGCTCGTTCCCTAACAAAGTAACGCTGATAAACAACGGCCTAATCCAAGGCTACACAGGCGCTACAGGTGCAACTGGTGCGACGGGTACTACTGGTTCTGCTGGTTCTGCTGGTGGTACAGGAGCCGCAGGTACTAATGGTGCAGCAGGTGGTGGAGGCGCAGGCGGTGGTTCAGGCGCTGGTTCTCCGGGTAGCGGTGGCGGCGCTGCTGGAAACGGTAGCACGGGTGGCACTGGAACTGCGGGTGGTACAGGTGGCACGGGCGGAGCGGGTGGCACAGGCGGTACAGGTGGATTGGCTATCCTTGCTTCTGTCGCCGTCTCTATTAACAACCTAAACACAATTTCGGGCGGCACAGCAGGTTCTGGTGGCGCTGGTGGTTCAGGTGGTCCCGGCGGTTCTGGCGGGGCAGGTGGAGCAGGTGGTGCTCCGGGAGTTCAATCTGGCGGTGGCGGCGGCGGTGGTGGAGCTTATTACACTGGAAAAATATATTTAGCCGGAGGCAACGGAGGTAATGGTTATAGCGTTGCAGGTGGCGGTCCATTTGCCGGTGGCGCAGGTAGTGGAGGTGGTGCAGGCGGATCAGGTGGTGGTTCAGGCGCAGCAGGATCAGCAGGGGCATCTTCTAGTTTTGGTGGCGGTTCTGGTGGAGCAGGCGGTGCAGCAGGTTCTGCTGGCGCTACGGGTTCTGCTGGCGGAACAGGCGCTACGGGTACGGCAGGTAGTACAGGTTCAGCGGGGTCCATCGGGGCCTATGTACAGGGTAACGCTAATGTTACGTGGATTAACTTTGGAACAAGAAATGGAACAGCATCATGATTAAATACAAGATTATTGAAACCAATGTCGCAGAACACTCTATTGTTGTGCGGTTTTACACAGACATCATTACGGAAGCAATGCTTGCTACGGACGTTTTAGATAACGTAATCCGTCGTTGCCGTACAGACTACTCCTTTGACTTGCCTGTACCAACTCCAACAGGAACTGCGCTGCATGATTTTATCGTTGCCCGTGCGCCTACGGCTTGGCTGCACACCCAAGAAGACGTTATCAACCCCAATATAGATACCTCGCTGTCTGCGATTATTCCATTGGTGGGTGTTGAGGTAGAAGTTGTAACAAATGCAATTTAAGGTAAAGCAAATACTTGCGGGGGTACTAGCCGCACTAGCTTTATCCAGCCACGCTGAACTTCCAAAAACGCTGAAGGTTTACACAGCCTACACGGGTAGCTTACCGTTTTGTAAGACACTGTTTGCAGAATACGATAGGGTCTACGGCACAGAGTCACAGATTATTGTTAAGGCTGGGGCTACCGGAATGATGGCTATGAAAGCTATGCAAGCAGAGCCAGAGTTTTCAGTGTTGTGTGCAACAGGTGTTTCTGACCACGTTATTAATAAAACAGTTTATCCCGGTAACGATGCAGCATTTGATGATTTAAAAATTGTTTCAGTGTTGGCTACATCTGGGGTTACGTTTGTTACAGGTAACGGAAACAAGTTTGCAACGCTACCTGAGATGCTTCGTCAGGGTAAAGAAATAACTGTTGGCTACCATTCTTTTGGGATAAAAACTGTTGCTTCTGAAATTTTAAAAGACAGTAATGTAATTTGGGTTCCGCATAAATCATCCTTGGAGGCAGCAGCTTCTTTGGCAGATGGGTCTTTAGACTTATACCCAGACGGCTCAGGACTCTTGACATTGGTCGCTGCAGGCAGACTAAAAAGCATTGGGCACATTAACACTCCTGATACCGTACCCGGTATTGAATTGAGCGCAGTGTATCCAGCGGCTACCAAGATTAAACTTATATTGGGTATTTCTGTATCTGCAAAGAACCATGCTGCCGACATAAAAGAGTTTGAAGCCCGTATTAAGCGGGTGCAGTCTATAGATGGCGTACAGGAAGTCATACGTTTAAACGGGTACAAGCCAAGCTACATGACAGCAAAAGACGCAGAAGTAGTGCTACAGGACTTTCGATTGCAGTACATGAAACAATGATATGCCCACAAGACTTGGTGAGTACTGTGTTGGGGACTTACGTTTCATAAACAAGTATGACGCGCTTACCTTAGCCACCAAAACAAACCAATCTGTAACATGGGACTTTAATGACGCTGTATTTTCCTGCTTTGATTGGACGGTGCCAGTACCCGAAAAAATAGACGAACTTTACAAGCGACGCGCACAACAGCTTAGAGACAAGTATGACTATGTATCTTTGTTCTTTAGCGGGGGTTTAGACAGCACTAATGTCCTACATGCGTTTATAGACAACGATATCAAATTGGACGAAGTGGTAATGTTTAAACCTCGTTACTACGCTTATGACCCAAACAATGCTACTCCGGGTGGCAACTTGTATTCCGAATTAGATTTTGCGGCAACACCCCACCTGCAAAAGTACGCGGATGGAAAAGGCATAAAAGTTCGGACAATTTACTTTGAAGATGCGCTCGACGCTTTGCTTAAAAATAATACCTACGCTACGCAATTCCATAAACTTAACTGGTTGACACCTACAGCTTTAGCTAGGGTGGCTATGGCGGTCACTGACCTAGAGTGGAGAAGCCTATACGATGCTGGTAAAAACGTAGCCCATATACAAGGCGTAGATAGGCCAGTACTGACAAAAACTTACGATGGCTATAGCTTTTCATTCAAGGACTATGTAAATACTTTTGTATTTGAAGCCGCAGAAGCAAACGAAACATCTGAGAAGATAGAAAAACATCAGCATCAGGAATTTTTTTACTGGACACCCGATCTGCCTAAGTTGGCAATAAAACAGGCACAGCTAACAAAACAGGCTTGGATGGCAAACCCAGAAAAACCCCATGGGCAAGATATAGCTATAGAACAATTATTCCCTGCTCACGTTTTAAGTGTCCGCAGCTTATTCCATGCTGGAAAAAATATGGTGGGAACTAATGGCCCTAATCACCAATGGATTCATTCCCCAGAAATAACCTACGCGAAGGGAGTTTTTGTAGAAATGCTGTCCCTTGCAAGAACAAAAATAAGTGATAAATTTACCGAGATTGACTACAATGTCCGGGCTGCAAGGCCTAAAGCTGGGTCATTTAAAGATATGTGTTCAAAAGAATATAGGCTGTAATGATTGATGCGCTTGCTTCTGCTCAAGTACCATGGCCCAACACCGAGACAAAACTTGTGTTGGTGTGTCGTGTCGTGCTGCCGAGCGAGAAGTATGGAGCAAATGAGTTTTTAGACAAAGACGGGAGGGTGTGCCGGTGGGTGCTGGAGGTCAAGAATGATCGACCCAATTAGCGCATTCGCCCTAGCGCAGGGTGCTATAAAAGGCATCCAAGCTGCTATAAAAATGGGCAAGGATGTCCAAGGCATCACGCATGACGTGATGAAGTTTTTTGACGCAAAAGATAAGGTAGCCAAGGAAGCAGTTAAAGACCCAAAGAAAAAGTACAGTTCCGACACCAGCCAAGCGATGAGTACCGTCATGCAGTTGCATGAGCTTAACAGGGCTGAAGAGGAGTTAAAGTGGCATTTTATTAACCAAGGCCACAGCCAGCTTTGGAGTCAGATTCTCCTTGAGCGAAACAGCATAGTGCAGCGCAGAAAAGCGCAAGAGATATTGGATGCTAAGGCGGCTAAGAACCGCAAGGCTGAGATTGACGAAGCCATCACAATGGGGCTTTGTGTGCTAGTGGCTGCTGCCATATTTTTCTTGGTAGCTTGGGGTGTAATTGCTTTGAAAGGTAAGCTATGAGCGAAGAAAAAATGCAGAACATGGAAGCTAAGAGCCAATTTATTGAGAAAATAACCTTTGCGCTACTGCCGCTGCTTTTTAGTTGCGTGGTGTACCTTATGTCTGCGCTGTCCAATTTGTCTCATGAAGTCACCATACTCAACAGCAAAATAAGCCTTGTCGTAACATCCGACAACAGGCAAGCACCAAATTCAGGGGCTGAGTTAGCCCGTGAAAAACTACGGCAGGATTTGGAAAAAGAAATCCAACGCAATCGTGACCAGATTGCAGAAAACCGTATGCACATTGCAATCTTGGAAGAAAAAGTTCCAGTGAACTCCAAGCTAAAAACTTTAACCGGAAAGGAATAAATCATGTTTGATGTTACCGCCGTAGACCCAAACAGCAGAATGGCTAAGGACTTCATCTACCTATTTGCTTGGTTTTGGTCAATTACATCCGTCCTGTATTTCTTTTGCGTGACCTTTATACCTATGCCGCAAGGCGCACGGGACTTTGCCAACATCATCCTTGGCTTTTTACTAGGTACTGCTGTAGCAACAATTATCAGTTTCTTCTACGGGTCTTCAAAATCCAGCAAAGACAAGACTGATGCAATTATGAAAGCCAACGATGTTAAGCCTGCTTGATCCCAAAATCTGGTTAGCCTTTTTACTGGCTGTTGGCATATCGTTTGCAGTTGGCCACCATAAAGGGTACGCTCAATCCGAGGCAGAGCAGGCCATAGCCATTGCAGAAGCCAACGCCAAAGCCCGGCAGGTTGAGCAGGTAATGACCACAAAACTCAATGAAACCGCCACAAAACTCAAGAAGGAAAATGATGCTGCAAAATCTCAAATTACTACTCTGCGTAATGATGTTGCCTCTGGCGCTGTCAGGTTGTCAATCGCTACGCAGGCCAGTGTACACACCCCCAGTGATACCGCCCCTGCCAGTGGAAATCAGCAAGCAAGAGCCGAACTTGACCCAACGGCTGCTAACACTCTTATCTCCATCGCCGCAGACGGAGACGAAGCCATCCGCAAACTCAACTCCTGTATCGACTCCTACAACCAAGTGAGGATTAAATGAGCTACCTAAGTAAACACTTCACCCTCGACGAACTTACCGTAACCGACCACAGGGAGTTCGACAACAGCCCGACACAAGTGGAAATTAGCAACTTGCAACGACTAGCACAACTGCTGGAGCAGGTTAAGGAAACCGTGGGCGGCAAGCCAATCATGGTTAATTCTGCCTTCCGGTGTAAACAGGTCAATGACGCAGTTGGAAGCAAAGACTCCAGCCAACATCGTCACGGCTGCGCTGCTGACATCCGAGTTCCCGGCATGACCCCTGACGAGGTAGTCCGTTCAGTTATTGCTGCGGGTTTACCCTATGACCAGATCATCCGCGAGTTTGACCGTTGGACTCATATCAGCATCCCAAATACTGAAGATGCAGAGCCCCGTGGCAATGCGCTTATCATTGACAAGGCTGGTACTCGACCTTTTGCCTGATTCATGGGAAAATGAGCTATGCCCTTAAAGAAGATCACCCTCAAGCCCGGTGTTAACCGCGAGAACACTCGTTATACCAACGAGGGTGGTTACTATGAATCGGACAAAGTTCGTTTCCGTCAAGGAACTCCTGAGAAGCTTGGGGGCTGGGCACGTATCTCGGCCAATACTTTTGTAGGTGTATGCCGATCGCTGTGGAACTGGATTACGCTGGGCTCCCAGAATCTATTGGGCGTGGGTACAAACGTAAAGTTCTACATTGAGAACGGCGGGGCATACAACGACGTTACGCCTATCCGCGCAGAAGTTACGCTGACTAACCCGTTTACAACCAATAGCACAACTACCGTTACGGTGTCAGATGCTGCCGGCGGTTATATTGCAGGAGATTACGTTACCTTTTACGGGGGAGCGGCTGTAGGTGGTATTACCATCCTTGGTGAATACCAGATTGTTACCTCAACGGCAAATACGTACACCATCACATCCGCTACTGCTGCAACATCGTCAACTACAGGCGGCGGTACAGTCTACGCTGTATACCAAGTTAATACTGGGCCAGCCTATGCAGTACCCGCTACCGGATGGGGTTCTGGCACTTGGGGTTCTGGGGTATGGGGAACCAGCGCCAACTCTACCTACGCAATGCGTATCTGGAATCAACAGAACTTTGGGCAAGATTTGCTGTATGGTCCCCGTAGTGGGCCTTTATATTTATGGAACGCAAATATAGGATATAGCGCTTCTGGGGTTTCTATTACTAACGCTAACCCCGGTGTAGTTACGAGCACCGTCAGTATTGCTGATAAAACTGCAATCACATTCCAGACTACAGGAGCACTTCCAACGGGGCTTGTTGTTGGCACGGTGTACTACGCACGGTACATTTCATCCACTACATTTAATTTATCTGCCACCCCTACAGGGGCGCTTATTGACACAACTGGAACTCAATCTGGTACGCACTCTATCTCCCCACGAGGCATTGCGCTTACCGCATTAAATGGGGCATCAAGCGTACCGCTGTCACAGACTTACTT